AAGGGAAATTTGTTGCGGCGAGGGCAAAGCCGACTGGGCAAGTTGATCGAATGCTTATTTGCGGCTCGGCATATTTGCATACCGAGGCGTTTCTGGGGCCGCAAGCGAGAGAGACATGGCGCGGTATCGTAATCCTGAATGACTGTATGCAAGGAGATTACGACATGATGGAACTATCTTTGAAGTACTTGTGTCGAAAGTACGAAAGGATGGAGTTAAAGGAATACCTCGATGAGTGAATTCTTCGAGAACACAGTTGACATCGAAAAGGGAGATGAAATGAAAGTTGCGCCGATTAAGACAATGAGCAGTGGTCAATTCCAACAGCATTTAATGTCGAGCAAGACATTGAAGGGAAAGTTGGCCGTATGTTTTAAGAAATTGTCTGAGAGCGGCACATTCAGTGATTCATCACTAGAAACTTTTCAGTTCAGAACCGAAATCATGGAACATCTTCCAGAGGAGTTAAGGAATGGTTGATTTTAAGAGGAGCGCCGCTCCCCGTGGCGGGGGGCGCCCTTTCGTAAAAAACGATCCGAGAATCAACAGGAAAGGTCGGCCCAAAGGCTCGCGGGACAAGATGTCGGACGCATTAGTCGATGCGTTCCTAGCGGATTGGATGGTTCACGGGAAAGACAGCATTGAGCGAGTGCGGGAAAAAGACCCATCGACATATGTGCGGGTCGCCTTTGCCATGATGCCCAAAGAAATAAAGCAAGAGGTCGAGGTGACGCAGACTGATCACGCCGCTGATATCGAGTGGGACGTGATCACCGGCAAAGTCGCATGATCGTTGCTGGCTCCGCCCAGAGCCGATTAGATCAGACGTTAATGGATTCTGAATCCATGAGAATTTCCATCGATGGCGGTGGATGTTCGGGGTTCATGGTGGGCTTTGAAAAAACAACGGTCGCAGCAGACGAAGATGTATGGCTCTCTCACAATGTTCTTTCTGACAAGGCATCGTTGGCGCTGCTTGTCGATGCTACGCTCGCTTGGGTAGATGATCCATTTTCTCCAAAGTTTAAGGTGATCGTCCCAAATTCAAATGAATGCGGATGCGGTGACTCATTCCAACTCAATCAGTCTTGAGTCGCCACACAACAGCCCTTCGTCCGCTTCGTGTAGGGTTCCGCTCTCCGCTATCTTCTATCCATCGCCTTTTGGCCCCAAGTCGAATGCATGACGAAACGCTTTGGTGTGATCGTCCCAGAAGGATTTCCAGATCGTCGCATGTCATTCCCTCGCCTGATTCCTTCAGTCGATAAACTATCTCTCCTAAAAGAGTTTGCGGGTTGACTGAGGCATAAGCCTCACGGCTGGTTTCTTGTATTAACATTTCAGTATCCGAAAACGATGACGGCTAGAACAAATGCACATGCCATGATGAAATCCATATTTTTACCTCTCAGGATTTGAAATAATTGAACGGCATTTTTTCCGTAGGCATCAGCAACCTATCGTTCTTCAGCCGCTCGATCTCATCCCACTTGGAGCGGTGAACGTCGATGTACGGAATCGTCTTAACAACATCCTCATATTGCTCTCTGAGTATCGCGCTGTTTTTGCCATCGCGTAGCGCGGTGATCAGGGCATTTACTCTCGCTACAGAATCCACTGTTTCACCTCATCTGCGGGCTCTTTCGCCGCTTCCTTAACTCGCTCCGCGTAGAGTTCCTGCACATAGGCTTGCAACCGAGCAACCTCTTCTTTGAGGGCCGCTACGATCTGACACTCGGGTTGCGTAGTCATTTGGGCAAGCAGGCCAAACAAACTGGCTTCTGCCCCGGCTTGGTTTGACTGCTTTTCGGGAAATGGGAGATGTGGCGGTTATTACCGCACTGGAAACACTTCTTGTAATAGCCGTGTGAATGGATGCAAGAAAGGAGGTGGCTGGCCGCGTCAATTGCGAGAAAAACACAGCCACTTAGCCATCGCAAGATGGAACCACCGCCTCTATATATAGTGGCAAGACTTGCTGATGGGAAATCAGCAGTGCAAAACGATTGTGACCGGATTGTGACCGACGGGTTTACAAGCATCAGCATTCTCCTACATTCAACAGCACATAAGCCGATGGCGGGCCTGTGCTAAGTTAATGAAATGTAAGAGAAACAGGTATTAATGCGCCCTATTTGTAATCAGCAGGTCGGTGGTTCGAGTCCACCTGCGGGCTCCAAATAACCCTTATTTCTCATACAGTTAAACAACTTTCTTCACTCCTGATTCAACCACACTAAAAGTACTGTGACGGGATTGTGACCGACCTTGTTCACCAGCGTATACAGTGAGGGCTGGTTTCACCTCATACCAGTTAACGGCCCTTTCCGAATTGTTGATCATGCGGTAAGTCTCGTTACCTGAGTAGTGAGTGGTGATATCCCCGTTCACATGGCCCAGCAAGTCTTTACGATCCTCCAGAGAAACATCCATTGATCTTAGCCTTGTTGCAAGCGTGTGGCGCAGATCGTGGATGCGAAGGTGCTGATTCGGCCCCCTACAGTGACGGAGGCCAAGTTTGGCTACTGCCGCCTTCCAACTTGTCGTATTCAGCCGTGAATAGCCGCTACGAGCGCCTGTAGAGGGCTTCCGCACCCATGACAACACAAACTCTGGGTGATTACCCCTGCATCGTTCGACAACATCCCTAGCGAGACTGTTCAGAACGACCCGGTGTGGTCGGCCATTTTTCACCCCGCGAACAGACGAGGGCACGTCGAACACAGTCACCCCCAATTCTGGGATCGACACTTCCCATTCCCACCGCAAACGGCAAGCCACGCCCTCCCGAACACCAGTGAACAGCGCGAGCCTTACACCATCCGCTAAATCATCTGGCAGCAATCTCAACAAATCCTGCTCCTGCCCCAACGATAGTGGATATCCGTCAACATCCTCAGTTTCCAACAGGCGAATCAGCGGCGGAGTTTGCAACCACGGGCTCCCCTCATCATCCCGCCATACCCTCGCCGCATCGTTAAGAATGTTCCTCATCACCTTGAGCGTATGATTGATGGTGCTGGCTTTAACTTGCTTTTGACGATCTTCAACGAACCGCTTAACACCTGGATGGTCACGGTGAACCAATCGAATCGGGACATCTCCCAAGTACTTCGTGAGAAAGTCTGCATGAAGCACCGCATCTTTCATCTGTGACGGCTTACGCCCTTCCAAATATTTAATGCAGGCTTCGGTCATCGACCAGTTCCCTGTCTCCCCAAACATCAGGGAGTTTTTTACTTCATTTACTCGAAAGTCTCGGATGGCTTTTGCGCGAGCCTTAGAAGTCTCTCCCGTACTCTCTCGTAAGAAAGCGGCTTTTTCGCCGACCTTAACTTTTTCCCTGATGTGCCAAATTGAGCCTCTTCTATGCATGTGGATTTCTCCGGTAGAGGCCCGCCATCGACCGCACCATAATGGCTGATGACGCGGTCTAATGCCACCTTTTTGAAGAATATTTTCCGTCCAATTTTGATCGTCTCAACTTTCGGACGGATGTGGTGCTCGAAGATGTAACGCTTCACGCCGAGATATTTTTGGGCATCGCCCGTTGACAGAAGAAGGCTCAAAACGCTATGTCTCCCTCTTCCGTTTCAACAACAGCGGCTGTCTGTTGATAACCGTTATTCCCTTTGTCGAACGTGTCTTCTTTGATGGTGCCAGAAATATATTTTCCTTTCGGGCCTTCTTTAATCCAGCCAGCAATTTCCACGTCCATCTCACCACCTTCGGGCAAAATTACCTTTCCACTCCCAGTGTAGTAGGGTGATTTCTCAGACTTCGGATTTCGATTCCGAAACATACTGAAATTTCCTGGGTTGTGTTCAAACGCCATTAAATTCTCCTGTCAAGATGTGCGAGGCACGGGGTTGGGACGAAAAGATCCCTCTTATGCTTAAGGCAGTGGCCGATGAACGGCCTAGTTTTGCTGATATAGTGTGGCGGCCATGTCGGTGTTATCGACAATCTTGCAGTGAAGTGATCACACTGTCGGCAAGACTTTTCCGTATAGAAATTTGACATTGATCTCTCCATCGTAGTGGCGGTACCTCTTGAGATTCGGCGGTTTGGTATCGGATTCAATGAACTCCCAAAATTCGGTGAGCAGTGGGAAAATCCAGTTCCAATAATCATTGCTCTTTAAGATTTCCCAGATTCGATATCCGTGGGGCGACCATGAGATGAGATGGCATTTGTCCATTTGTGAGCAAGCAAGTTGTCCTTGAATCTGTGCCATGAATTGTTCACTGATGGATTCGTGCGGGTCACGTTGCCTGCACTTAACTTCAAGCAGGCCCACAGCAGGAATAAGGCCATCAGGTGAAGCACCCAGGAAATCGTGATCAGGATGAATAACAAGGCTAACGTCATCCACGAGATTGCCTGACACAACTTCGTAGCGATACCGCGCAACAGGCTCATGCTCTGTACCAAAATACATAAACTCATTCGGTTTAATGACTTCACGTTGGGTTTTGATTTTCCATAATTTTGGCCTGGTTTTGTAAGCGCCCTCTACCCCTGCCGCCGAACCAAAATCAGAGGCCGTGAGCCGCTTTGCTCGTTCCCGGAACCATTCGGGGCTTTGTTGTTTCATCGTTCACCTTTTTTAATCTGGCTAGATCGTGTGCGGCAATCTTTTCGCGTTCTTTCTTCGGTATGGCCTGCCACGCTGCGACGAAAGATCCGTCCTTGGCACTCGTTTCCAGTTTTTTAAGAGTGGTTGCGTCAGAAACGGATAAGGAATTGCCATCGTCATCGAGCGATCTTTCCGTAGCTGTGACTCCAAGTGCTCCGGACAGTGCATACCTTTTCCCGTAAGTTAGAAGGGCTCCGACTTTCTGGGGATTGTCCGGTTCAGCACAGCGAATCGAGGAAATGAACTGAATGAATTCACCTGACTTGTGTCCAATCATTGTGCGAATGCGAACATCATTGGCCGATGATCCGCGTTCCCACATCTGCATATAAAACAGGCCAGCCGCTTTTAGTGGGGCTTTCACTGCCTGACCAATGTCGTGAATGTCGGCGTATTTCGAAGTGTAAAAAACGTTCTGTTGAGTCTTCCCAGCCGCCTCTATCTCCCCCTGTGCGGAAGCCAGAGCAGAAAAGATTTCGGTATGGGTTGGGGACATCGAGAAATATTCTTGAGCAACTATCACGTCTTCTTCGGGCAACACATATGTTTCATTCATACGTTTCCTCTTCGGCGGTTCGCCTGTTCAGAGCGCCAAATCTCGACCTTCAAGATCGCAGTATTTCGCTCGTTGTTTAGAATTTCGTAATCGACAACTGATTCTTCAAAGT